CAGAAAACGTTCTACCGCATCTATATTTCCACTGTACTCCCCGATTCCCAGAGTGCAGCTGTCCTCGTATATTTGATATTCACTCATCAGAACGGTGTCCGTCAGGTCGATTCCGACCGCCACCTGACCGTCTGCATAGTCCTCATCTGTCGGGGTACAGTACACGAAGTAGTCCCCGTATTTTTCCCGGATCGATGCACAGTCCTCTCCTTTTGTCAAAATAAATCTAAAAAAAATTTCAATTTTTTTCATCGAAAAAGAAGTCATCCATCTTCCAAAGGATCTCAATTTTGTCATTTTCATATACATTGATTCTCTCGATAACCTTAGAGAGCGCTTTTCTGTCAAATGCATTTAAAGCAGCCACGTCGTTCAATTCTGCCTGTTTTTCGCCCGAGCTCTCCAATTTTTCCCGAGTGATTTCTGACTCCCTTTCCATTTCTGCAGTATGCCGATCGATTTCTTCAATACGGTCCGAAATATCCCTGTATTCTTTCATATAGCCTTCTTTTGTAAGTCTGCCACTTCGATAATCCGAATATATTTTCATTTTTCTTGAGGATAATCTTTTTCTTTCAGCATTCAGCGCCGTCAATCTCTCACTCTGAAAAGCGGATTCTCGCCACTCCTTCTTCCGGCACTCAAGTTTTTCGGATAAAGATTGTACATAATCCCTTGTAATACTAAGCACGGTTTCTTCCAGGGTTTCAATCCCAATCTTGACCTTTCGGCAACCCGGAATGCCCGTCACACTGGCCTTAGAACATTTATAGGTTTTTCCGGTGCTCGACGTATCAAGTCTTCTCCCACAATATGCGCATTCTATCGGGACTCTGCCACTCACTTGCGGCGCTCGAACCTTTGGCGCTTTCTTAACAGACAATTCGCTTACCTTCTGAAACAGTTCCTCTGATACAATCGGTTCGTGCGTTCCCTTCACCACAACCCACTCTTCCCTATCTCTCAGAACCGGCTTTTCTCCTCCGATTTTGGAGCGATTAACCTTGTTCCATACGATATTTCCAAGATAAATTTCATCTTTGAGCATATGCTTAATGGTGCTATCATTCCATAAAACCTTTTCTTTTTGGGACATACCGCTTTTCCAGTACCCTTTTTCCACCATGTACTCGCTGCATGTCGGCACCTTATTTTCGTTAAGATACCTGGCAATCTGCCTTCTACTGCTGCCCTCAGCTGCCATTGTAAATATGAGCTTTACAATATCCGCGGCTTCCGGATCTACGATCAGATGTCGCTTATCGTTCGGATCTTTCCTATATCCATACTTTGGACGCGCGGAAAGATACTCTCCCTTCTTCGCGTGTGTGAGCATTGCCGATTGCACTTTTCCGGACAGATCTCTGATATACATTGCGTTGATCATGTTTTTCAGCACAACACTCATCCCTCCGGTCATTCCGGCACAATTCTCAGAGTCAAATCCGTCATTAACCGATATGATGCGGATTTTAAGCAGCGGAAATATCTTTTCCAGATAATTGCCGACTTCAAGATGATTTCGTCCCAATCTGGAAAAATCTTTTATGATGATTACCCCGATTCTCCCCTCCCGGGCATCGTCCATCATTCTTTTGAATGACGGACGTTCAAAATTTGCACCACTGTAACCATCATCTACATATTCCACAAGCTCTCTGTACTTAAACTCATCCTGTGTCTCCACGAAGCCGGAAAGGAGCTTTCTCTGCGCCGAAACACTGTTGCTCTCGGACTTTTTTTCACCATCTATATTTGCATCCTCCTTTGAAAGCCTTATATACATGGCAATGTATTTCTTTATCTGCACTCTTCCGCCTCCCTTATCTTTGTGTAATTTTTGAGTTCATACAGCATATCATCATATTTCAGATGTACCGTTATGGATCTATCGCTTGAAATTTCAAGTTTTTCTACAAAAGCATCCACCATTTCCCTGGTAAGTGTCCTGGTTCTCCGATATTTATTGATCACCTGTTCCCACTCTTCATCCGTGCGGTATTCCCTTTCATATCCTACCTTCTGTGTTATCAGCAGATCGAGTTTCTCCTGAAGTTCTTTGGCATGAGCCATATCCTGCTCCAGAAACTTCTCATACTGCTCCGCGTCAATGATTCTGTATGTGTAATCTTCAAAAAGACGCTCTCTGTTCTTTGCCAGCTCCTCCAGTTTTTTCCGGCATTTCTTAATTTCCCGCGTAAAAATGTCGTATTTTTTCATGCTTTCCTGACGCTGATTTAATTTACGAATCATTGTAACGCTCTCCATATATACATTGATATGCGTCCTGATCACACGCAATACATATTCATTGACTTCCGTATCATATACGGAATTTGGTGTACATTTTCTCAGCCTTGTATAACTTGAACATCGAAATAATCTTTTATGACCTTTACTACCTCCGGTTAAATACATCGGTTTTTGGCATTCTGCGCAAAAACATTTTCCACGGAAGAAGTTAAAGTCTTTTGCCGTTGCTCCGTCATTCTTTCTTGCACTGATCACTGCTTGTTTGATCTGTGCTTTTTTCTTCTGCACCTGCTCAAACACTTCTCTTGAAATCAATGGCTCGTGTGTGTGTTCAACAAGTATCCATTCACTCCTTGGACTATCTATTTTTTTGTTTTTTCCCCACTGTTCATTTGTTCTTTTATTAAAAAAGCAGTCTCCCATGTACTTTTCATTTTGAAGGATTCTGTTCACGGTGGAAGGATGCCATCTCTTTTCCGAAAGATCTCCCATTTCCTTTCCGTGCTTAATCCTGCTGTATACTCCCGGACAAAGGATGTTCTCTTCATCCAAAACGCGCGCAATTTCCGCATAAGTAGATCCATCCATAAACATCTGAAAAATCCGCTTTACAATCGGCGCCGTCTCCGGATCCGGAACCAGCTTATGCGGATTGCTTTTGTCTTTTTCATATCCGTATGCTACGAATCCGGCTGGATACTCCCCCTTTTTCCAATAGGTGCGATAGGCACTTTTTACTTTTTTCGAGAGATCCCTTGAGTATATCTCGTTATAGACATTTGACATATTGATCAGCATACTCACATCATCCCGATCCGAGTCAAACTGCTCATTCACTGAAATAAAGCGCACCCCGAAAAACGGGAATACCCTCTCAATATAGCTGCCTGCTTCCACGTAATTCCGGCCAAGCCTCGAAAGATCTTTTACAATTACGCAGTCAACCGTTCCTGCGCTGATGTCCTGCATCATTTCCTCAAAACCCTCTCGCTCAAAGTTGGTTCCGGTTTTGGAAATGTCAAAGTATTCTTTCCGGACAACGATGTCGTCCTTGGACTCCACATAGCTGTGAAGGAGCGCCATCTGCGTTTCAATGGTGTTCCGCTCCCGGTTTGCGTCACTCTCGAAAGAAAGCCTCGCGTAAAGGGCGGCATGGGATACCTTTTTCCCCGGATCCGGCTTTGTCGCGGTTACAATCGCTTCGTTTCCAGCATTTACAAAATCAACTTTTCTTGATTTTCTCGCCATTTTACACGACCTCCTTTTTCTCCGATGCAATTTCACATCCCAATGTTTTCATTTGTCCAAGCAGCGTGTGATAACAATCATCAAAATTGAATACAACCTCGATTGTTTTTTTATCATAAACTTTAATCCGGTCGATCAGCTCCACCGCAACCGTTCTTGTCAGCTCCTTGAGATTCTGATGCTCTGTGAAATAATCCAGCCACTGGTATTTATCGCTTTTTGACTCCAGAATCTCTGTAATCTGACGTTCTATGCTGCGAATCGCCTCCTCCGCTTTTCTGCGTTTTTCTGTATAACCGTCGTAAAGCTCCGCATAATCATCTTTTGAAATGATTCCTTCCCGAAAATCCACATACAGACAATCCCTGAGTTCTCTGCACCGCTCGGCTTCCTTTTCCATCGCTTCCTTGCGGTTATCAAGTTCCTTAATGTCCAGTTCCTGAAACGGAACTGTATCTATATAGTTGAGAATGCGTTTCATATCGAGTACGTTTTCGATGTGCACCTTTAGGAGCTTAAGCACCGTTTCCTCCATCTTTGCCATAGGAATACGGTGAGTACTGCATTCTTTGGTTGCGGCATTTCTGGAACATATATAATAAGAATAAACTTTTCCTCCTGCCGGCACATCACGCTTGATCATCACAGCACCACAGTCACCACAGACCGCAATGCCGGAAAGCGGATAAACCGTCTCCTCACTCGGAGAGGTTCTGGTATCCATCCCGAGCAGGCGCTGAACTATGGCAAATTCGCGCTCCGTCACGATTGCTTCGTGATTCCGCTCGATTTTTATCCAATCCTTCATCGGTTTTTCCATCAGTTTCTTGACCTTGTGATTCGGAGTGGTGCGCTTTCCCTGGATCAATGTGCCAATATAAACAGCATTTTCAAGGACACGCCTGACGGACATTGCGCTCCACTCAGCCTGTTCGTGCGTCTTAAAATGATCCTGAATCTGAATACCAAGGCTGTGCTTATACTCCATGGGAGACAGCACGCCCTGTGCATTCAGCTGATTCGCTATCGCGGTCTGGCTCATTCCCGACAGCTTCATGCGAAAAATTTCTTTTACAATCCCCGCAGCATAGGTATCAACGACCAGCTTATGCCGGTCTGCTTCATCCTTCCTGTATCCATAGGGTGTAAAAGCACCGATATATTCCCCGTTTTTCCTCTTTACCTCCAGATTACTGCGGATTTTAATGGAAATATCCCGGCAGTAAGCGTCATTGATAAGATTCTTGAACGGAATAATGATTCCATCCGCCTGGCTGTTGTCCTTTATGCTATCGTAATTGTCGTTGATCGCGATAAATCGCACACCAAGAGAAGGAAATATTCTCTCGATATAATTCCCGGAATCAATATACTCACGCCCAAAACGGGATAAATCCTTTACAACAACGCAGTCGACAATCCCTTTTTTGATATCCTCCATCATCAGCTTAAATGCCGGACGCTCAAAATTAGAACCGCTGTAACCGTCGTCCACCCGCTCTGAAACAACTACAATATCTTCTTTATCCTTTAGGAAATATTTGATCAGATCTTTCTGATTTGATATGCTGTTGCTCTCCCTTTTGTTGGTTGAGTCAACATCGCCATCTTCCCTCGACAAACGAACGTAGATGGCTGCATGATAGATTCTTTTATCCTTCTTGATTTGTTCCATCGTCTTTCTCCTTGATCTTACCTTATTAACCAACATTGGTAAAACCCGGAGGTTAAGACGATATTAGTCCTATATGATTGAAGGGTCCTGAAGCCTTCTGTCATATACTAGCATACCATTTCAGATTTTACCATTATAATTTATACTGATAGCAACAAATCCTCAAATGCCTCCTCAAACGATACACCATTGTTCGCAAAGCGGATTTTCACCTTAACTCCGTCAACCTGCACCATGTAGGGATTTCCCACCTGACCAAGGTACTGCGCTATCCTCTTTTCCTTTGTCTGATTTCTGTCAATGCGGATTTTGCGAATATCTTTCA